GTGGAGATCGACGAGCGGGTCAACACCGTTTACGATCTCCTGTTGCGTGCTCACAGCCGGACGCAAATCCTGCGATATGCGGCGGAGACATGGGGCTGCGGTGAGCGAACTGCAGAGACTTACATGTCTCGCGCTCGCCAACTAATGCAGTTGGATGCAGAGCTAGAGCGGCCGCAGTGGCTTGCTGCTGCTGTCGCTCGCTTGCAGGATTACGAGCGTGAAGCACGCGCTAAAGGCAACCTCAGCATTGCAATCAAAGCGCTAGAAGATCAGGCCAAGCTGTTGCGGTTTGAGATGTCATGAGCTTGCTCGCTGGCATCTGCCAACCCGGCAGCTTGCTTGGGTTTATGGATGTCGCAACGCAAGAGGACACGGGCGACCTGCTGCAACGCATCCGCGCTGACCTGCACCCTGGGCAGCTTGCGTTTGTAGACGACAGCGACACGCAGATCCTTGGCATCTCAGCTGGTTATGGCGCCGGCAAGACACGTGCGCTGTGCGCTAAGGCGGTGATGCTGGCCGCGGCCAATCAAGGCTTTATCGGCGCAGTGATGGAACCGACAGGCCCATTGATCCGCGATATCTGGCAGAACGACTTCGAGCAGTTCCTGGAGGCGTATGAGATCCCTTACACCTTCAGGGCAAGCCCGTTGCCGGAATACATGCTGCACCTGCCAGGCGGCGACACGAAGATCTTGTGCCGCAGCTTTGAGAACTGGAGCCGCATCATCGGCTTGAACCTTGCCTGGGTGCTGGCCGATGAGATCGACACCGTGACGCCATCCATCGCTAACAAGGCATTCCCCAAGATCCTTGGCCGCCTGCGGTCCGGCAACGTGCGGCAGTTTGGTGCTGCATCCACGCCGGAGGGTTTCCGCTGGATGTGGAACACCTTTGGCAGTGAGGACGCCAAAGGGCGCGCTGATCGCAAGCTGATCAAGATGCGGTCAGCAGACAACCCGCATTTGCCGCCGGACTTTATCGAGCGGCTAGAAGCCAACTACGACCCAAACCTCTTGCGGGCGTACTTGGATGGAGAGTTCGTTAACCTCACCACTGGCACCATCTACGACCGCTTCAGCCGCGAGAAGCATGTGGTGGCTGAGCTGCCGGACCTGGACCGCGAGCCGCTGCGTATTGGCGTTGATTTCAACGTTGGCAACATGTCTGCCGTGATCGGCGTCCGCACCGGAAGCAGCCTGCTACTGATTGATGAGATCAGCGGCGCCCATGACACCGACGCATTGGCGCAAGAGATCCAAGCGCGTTACCCGCAGCGGCGCATCTACATCTACCCAGATGCCAGCGGCGGTAACCGCAGCACCAACGCAAGCCAGACCGATATTCAGATCCTGGAGTCGTACGGCATGTCCAACCAGTCACCACGGGCAAATCCTCCCGTCCGTGATCGCGTGGCTGCTGTTCAGGCTTTGCTGGAAAACGGCAAGGGCCAGGTCAGGCTCACCATTCACCAACGCTGCAAGCGGCTGATCGAATGCCTAGAGCTGCAGTGCTACACCGACAAGGGCGACCCGGATAAGGATGCCGGCCATGACCACATGAATGACGCACTGGGCTACCTGGTCTGGCGTGAGTTCAACCCATTGCACGCAGGTGCTGGGCGATCTACAGGTATCAGACTATATTGATTCCGCCAATCATTACCCCTACCCATGCTCAAGGGTGCTGAACTACTCGCCAAGGTCAAAGAACTGGGCGATGCGCCTAAGTCTGAACTGGTGCGCGCTTGCGGCTACGTGATCAAGGATCGCGTGGCGTTCACGCAGTTCTATGAGGCATTGCTGGAAGCCAAAGGCGTTGACCTAGTCGGCAAGTCAATCAAGCGCGGCCGCGGCCTGACCTACAAAGCCAAGGTGCAATTCAACGGCAAGCTGCAGATTGGTGACGGCTACCTGCGTGAGATGGGTTACAAGCCCGGCGCTGAGTTTGACATCAAGATTGGCCGCAACAGCATCACGCTGACTGCTGCTTAAACTGCACCTATGACTGCGGCGCTGTAATGTACACCGGCTTCAATAACTACGACCGGCAGATTGCGCAGCGCCGCGTTACTCGCGTGCAGGATGCCAATACGGCGTGGTATGCACAAGAGGCGCATTGGATCCTGATTGAGGATCTACTGCAAGGCACCTATGGGATGCGCCGCAAGCATCGCCGCTACTTGCCGCAAGAGCCGCGCGAGCTAGACGAGTCCTACGACAACCGCCTTGCACGCAGCGTATGCCCGCCGTTCTATCAACGGCTAGAGCGGATGATGGCTGGCATGTTGACGCGCAAGCCCGTACGACTTGATGACACGGCCGACGCGATCCGTGAGCAGTTGTTTGATGTTGACCTGCAAGGCAATGACCTCAACGTCTGGACCTATGAAACCACCCGCAAGATGGTCCGTTATGGCCACGTTGGTGTACTGGTGGATGCACCTGCTGATGGGGGTAGACCCTACTGGGTGAGCTACACGCCACGGCAGATCCTTGGTTGGCGTGCTGAGCAGCAGGAAGGCAGGCAGGTGCTGACGCAACTGCGGCTGGCTGAGATGGTCACCGTGCCTGATGGCGAGTTCGGCGAGAAGGTAGCGGAGCAGATCCGCGTGCTGACGCCAGGTGAGTTTCAACTACACCAGAAGCAAGACAACGGCGAGTTTCAAGTTGTCGATGAAGGCCGCACCAGCCTCAGCGAGATTCCTTTTTCAGTCGCCTATGCGCAGCGCCATGGTTTCATGGAGTCACGGCCACCACTGGAAGATATCGCTGAGCTGAACCTGAAGGCATATCAGATCCAAAGCGACCTCGACAACCAGCTCCACATCAGCGCTGTGCCGATGCTGGCGTTCTATGGCTTCCCGTCTGCAGCAGAGGAGGTCAGCGCTGGACCGGGTGAAGCCATCGCATTCCCCGCTGATGGCCGCGCTGAATACATCGAACCCGCTGGCCGCAGCTTTGACTACCAGTTTCGCAGGCTTGAGCAGCTTGCACTGCAGATCAACGAGCTAGGGCTATCGGCAGTGCTTGGCCAGAAGCTATCGGCTGAAACCGCCGAGGCAAAGCGCATTGATCGCAGTCAAGGCGACAGCACCATGATGGTGATCGCGCAGAACGTGCAGGACATGATCGACAACTGCCTGCAGTTTCATGCGCAGTACATCGGCAACAGCACATCACCTGGCAGCAGCTACGTCAACCGCGACTTCCTCGGCGCACGCCTTGAGCCGCAGGAGATCCAAGCGCTGCTGCAGCTTTACACCGCAGGCACCATCACGCAGGAAACACTGCTGCGTGAGCTTGCCGAAGGCGACGTGCTAGGTGACGACTTTAACGTGGATGAGGAGCTTGAAGCTACGGCCAATGCGGGGCTTGATCTACAACCTGCTGGACTGGGTAACCGACCGCTTAGTGGACCTGATGATCTGGATGGAACCGAGGAAACCCAGGAGACAGGAACTTGATTATCACGTCAGCGCGTTGCCGGAAGAGGTCTTAGCCATCGTGCGGATCAGTTGGTACAAGCAAGGCAAGCCAGATGAAATTGACGAGACAATCTTGTATGAAGACGGCCAAAACGGTTACGACGCATTTGCTGCATTGATCACCACTGCATTGAACCGCGGCGCTAATGTCAGCATCCGCAGCGGCTACCAACCGGAAGATCTTGGCATTGAACGATGAGCACACCAGAAGCGCTCTACCGCAATGCAATCGACCTGAACCGCTACAGCAATAGCGTTGCGCGGCGCGTGATCAATGCCTACAACGACATCATCATTGATGCCGTCAACCAGCTGCGCACCATTGATGAGCTGTCGGCACCGGTCAAGGCAGCACGGCTGCGGGCGATCCTTGCGCAGTTGAAGGACAGCCTGGCAACGTGGGCGGGCGATGCAACGGAGCTGACTGCATTGGAGCTGCAAGGCATTGCGCAGCTGCAGTCTGAGTTTGTGACCGATCAACTGCGGCGTGCATTGCCGGCAGGTGCACGCGATGCAGTTCGCACCGTGGAGATCAGCCCGCAGTTTGCGCAGTCAGTGGTCACCACTGATCCAACGCAGATCAACGTGGTAGCGCTGTCGGATGACCTGTACAAGTCCGTGTATGGCGTCGATGCACTAGCGCAACAGTCTGGATCTGGAGTTTTCAATCTCACCGCAGCGCAAGGCGCCACGATCACGTTGCCCAATGGCGAAGTGGTTACCAAAGCATTTCGCGGCATTGCCGTTGATCAGGCTGAGCGGTTTTCTCAAGTCGTGCGGCAAGGCTTGCTAACTGGTGAGCCGACCCCAGCCATTGCCAAGCGGCTGATCGGAAACCTTGAATTTGGCGAAGAAGCCAAGACCGTGAAGCAGCTAGTTGCAGCAGGCGGCCAGGCAACAGCAGTTGCCGATAATCAGATCGTTAGCCTTGTGCGCACCAGTATTAATCAAGTAGCCAATGCAGCTAGCCAGCAGGTGTATGAAGCCAATCAAGACATCACTAAAAAGTATCGCTATGTGGCAACACTGGATACCCGCACCAGTAGCATTTGCCGTGCATTGGATGGCCGCGAGTTTGAATACGGCAAAGGGCCAACGCCACCGCAGCACTTCAACTGCTTACCTGGGGACACGCTCGTAGCGCCCCGTGGCAGGATTGCGGCGGTTTACCGTCGGCGTTATGAGGGCTTTCTCTACGTCATCAAGACCGCCGATGGTCACGTAGTCAGAGTCACCCCAAATCATCCGATATTGACAAACGCCGGCTGGCAGCCTGCTCAAAGCATCAAGGTGGGTGATCAAGTTTTCAGCTGCTCGATCATTCCAAACAAACTCATTGAGAATTGCCAAGAAGGCGATGCTGTAGCCACTGCCGAGGATGTATTTGGTGCGTTCAGGGAATCTGTCACGGTGTTTTCCGTGGAGGTGCCAACCACCGCCCCAGACTTCCACGGCGACGCTTGGAGTGGTAGTCCAAGGGTCAATCTTGCAAAGCAGGTCGCAGTTGTACTTGCCGATCGGGAACTGTTGCTCGCAGTCAATCCCAGCCTGTTGAAGACTTTGCATAACCGCAGTTTCGAGTGGGCCAACCTTGCGGCAGCGGCTAGCAGCCATCTTGAGTTGAGCAGCCTCGTTGTTGGGGCGACCGCGCTTAGCGGCGTGAGCAGCGGCGGCCAATGCCTTGCGCTCAGCGGGCGTAGCACGACCCATTCGAGCGAACTGCTGCTCGCTTCGGTTTCTGAGCTTGCGCCCGGACTCCATGATGATCCGCTCTATGGGACGTGGCGAGACGTTGAATTGCTCGGCGATGCCGCGAATACCGATGCCATCGTCGTAAGCGGCAATGATCAGGTCGATGTCACTTGGGTTGGGCGGGAACCATTTAGTGGGCATGTCTACAACTTTGAAACAGAAAGCGGCACCTACTGGGCCGATGGCATCCTAACTCATAACTGCCGCAGCACCACAGTGCCAGTGATCGACTACAAAGAGTTGGACTTCATACCACCACCGCCCGCTAAACGCGCGTCAGCAAACGGGCAGGTGCCAGCGGATCAGACTTACGGGCAATGGCTGGCAAAGCAAGACCTCGAAACCAAGGCCAAGGCATTGGGCGCTAACAAAGTGCCGTATTTCAACCGGCTTGCTGATAAGTATGGCCCGACTGACGCCATCGCCAAGTTAGTTCGTGATGACGGCTCAGAGCTAACCTTAGATCAGCTTCGCGCACGATATGGACCTGCCTAGCCTCCGTCATTTTCAGAATGCTGGCATCTACTACATCTCAAGTGATCCCGTAGAAGCACTGCATGGCGAGGCATGGGTGCCAGCTATCTACACCGACAAGGGTTGGGCAACAGCTGACGGCTCTACACTGTTAACAGGTATTGAGGAATGGCGGGATGCCACTGAAGCGGGGCAAGTCGCAGGCTGCAGTATCAGCCAACATCAAAACAGAGATGAAAAAAGGCAAGCCGCAAAAACAAGCGGTAGCAATCGCGCTCGCAAAAGCCGGCAAGTCACGCAAGGGTAAGAAGTAATGGCTAAGAAACCCGGCCTTTACGCCAACATCGCCGCCAAGCGCAAGCGCATTGCGGCCGGCAGCAAGGAGCGCATGGCACGCAAGGGTGAAGCCGGCAGGCCATCTGCTGCTGCGTTCAAGGCGGCCGCTAAGACTGCAAAGAAGAAATGATAACCTTAGGACGTAATTAAGCCTGCGGCTTATCCATGTCTGATGAACAACAAACCCAGGAGCCTGCGGCTACTACTGGGAATGCTGATGTACTGCAGCGCAGTATTGAAGCGCTAGAACGCAAGAATCAAGAGCTGATTGCAGAGCTGCGTGCAGCAAAGAAATCAAAAGCACCTGATGG